ACATTATGTGCTTTTGGAAATCCTGTTGCGTATGTCCAATAAATCGGAGTGAATCCGATATTGAATCCTGCATCTTCTAAACGAACCATCATACGACTTTGTACATCTGAACGAGGTGCTGACATAACGAAGCAGAATCCTCCTGGTTTCAAAACTCGTAGACACTCTTGCCAAATTTCTAATGCAGGAACTGCTTTGTCCCAATCACGATTCATAAACGAATAACCATAAGGTGGGTCTGTGCAGATCAAGTCTACCGATTCATCCTCAAGTTTCTTGAGAACTTTCAAACTATCTCCATTGATTATTTTATTCATAACTAAAAAACTTATTTGAGTTAACACGAAGCTCGTCTTGCTCACAATAATCGGGTATTTCATATTCACCTTTTTTGCGAAAAACCATAATATATTCGTGTATTTTACTTGTGTATCTTTTGCTTGCTACTTTCGCACATTGAACATAAGCAAACGGACTAAGATTCTTCATAATAATTGTATCGTGGTGAATCATTCCTTCGTTTACAAATGCAGTAATCAAGTCCGAATGAAAACTACGAAGACCACTACCTGTCATATCTCTCCAATCTGAAACAACCCATACGCAAAATGCTCCTGGTTTCAAAACACGATTTATATTTTTACCACACTTTTGAATTTGAGTCATAAAGTCTTCGTATGTTTCACATTCACTTAATTGATTTTTTGCAGTTTCGTATTTTTCAAGATTGTGATACGGAGGACAAGTAAATACCAAATCAGCAGTTTCATTTCGTGTATATAACATCTCTGTTCCATCACAATTAAAAAGTTTGGGTGATACCTTGAACTTTTTAAAATGTTTCATACAACGATCATATGTTTGCTTTGATACTTCGTAACCTTGATAGTTACGACCAAGTTTACTTGCAACCATAGCACGTGTAGCACGACCTGAAAATGGGTCTACGATTACACTTCCACGCATACTCCAATAACGAAGAATTTGCTCTGCTAATCCTGCGTGAAACTCACTGAATCTAAGACCAGGAAGATTCTCTGCATCTTTACTTCTTTTTGTTTCACGAATTCCATCATCAAGATATGCTTCCGGCCATTGTTCACGGTGATCACGACTTGGTTCTAATACACTCAAAGGCAACCAACCGAATTGTTCGTCAATTCTACAATCTTTTCTGATTGGAAGTATTTGATTATAGTTTGCCATTAGAAAGCAAAAAACTTTTGAGCAGTTGCAAGATTCTCACTTGCAAAGTCCCAACTAAGTGCATCGTAAAAGTCACGCAACTTTCCTTCAAGTTCTCGTTCAAACAATTTATCTTTATCTGCATACTTCTCAATAAACTCCATAAGTTGTGGTGGGTCTTCATAACCACGAAACGCAAGTGCATCTAAACCAAGTTCATTGTTCTTCAAATAAATCCACTTAATTTTTTCACCATTACGAATAGGTTCACTTTGTATTTTAAACTTTTTGAGAAACTGATTGTGAATGATACTTGATTTAACGTGTGCGGGTGTACTTTTTGCACACTCACCCATAACTGCACCTTTATCCATCATCTTTACATACTTGGATATATTTTTAACTGCACTCGTCTTTGCAATATCATCAACCGACTCGTTCTTAACTTGCTTTTTGAGTGTAACAATCTTTTCATCAATTTCTTCTTTCGGTACATCCTTCAAAATATCTTTGAGGATTTCCGTCATAAACTTACGAAACCGAGTTGGAAAACTACTACGCACAACATCAAGACCTTTAACTTCCAATTCGTCACAAGTAACACCGTTGTTGTTGATAATCCATTGTGCATATCGTTTCTTTGCCAACCACATACTTGCTTTGGCAATCACTTCTTGTTTAATGTCATAACGATGCTCTTCAATGTTGAAGAAACGTTTTGCCATAACATCATAACTTTTATTGATGAAGTTTTGTACATCACCCGCAACTTCAAGAATTGCAGTTGCCATTTCGTCATCGTTCTTTACATCAACGTGAGGCATCGTTTTTTCTACGATAGGCAATGCTGAAAAGAAAACCGAGTCGGTATCAATGTATATACAATGATCTTCTGTATCACCAAGTGTTTTATTGTAATAGTGATTCGCAATCTTGCGACTAAACTTAATCACGGACACACCTGTGGTCGTAACTGCTTCTGCATTGTCCACATCATAAAACCGAAAGATAGGCAAACCAAGAACACCATACAACGAATTAAGAAGAATCTTTTGCACGTGCTGACGTCTTTTATAGAACACATACTTTGCATCGTCACCTGAGTTACCATACTCTTTCATTTTGTTCTTAAACTCAACACGTTGGTTGAACCATTGATCAAGAATCGCAGGAATAAGTCCGACCTTATTCTTGGTATACATAACTCCGTTGCTACTGATAGAAAGATTGTTATCTTTTAGAAATGCCTTGAACTCATCTGCTGAATATGTTTCTCCACGAAATCCAACTTCGGTTTGTTCTCCGTCACAAAACTTCTCGGGACTCCAATTATCAACAACACCCACTTTGGTTTCTGGTGAAATGTTCGTGGACATAATAATAGATGGATATAGAGAAGTTAAATCCAAGTCAAACACCCACTTGTATTTGCCAGGTGTCGGTGCAGCCACATATGCTCCACTAAACTTCTTGGATTCGTCACCTTTAATTTCATTGAATCGTTCACGACCATTTGGGTCTTTATTTGGTGCGACAAGATTGTGTCTGCGAAGATAAGTAAGCAATGCACCTTCAAGATAACGAGACGAAAATAAAATGTCTTCATACGGAACGTGTCCAACGTGACAAATGCTACGAGTCAATTCAATGAGTTCCATCTTTCTATCAATCTCAACAACAATCTTTACGTCGTTCAAATTGTATTCAATGAACTTCTCAATATCTTGTGAAAACAAATCATCAAGATTACCTTCGTATTCAACTTTACCAATACCAACTTCTTTACGACCAATTGCATCCAAACGATAACTTGGTTCAACACTAAATGTAAAGTTCTTGTATAACGCAAGATAATCCAAGCAACTAACACCTGCAATAACAATACGTTTCTTGAACTGATGATAATATGCGTGTCCAATAGGACTCAAACGATTTGCATCACCTTGCCCTAAAACTCTTGCGAGTCTACGATACAAATAAGGAACGTCAAAGTAATCAATGTTCCAACCGGTCAATATTGTCGGACTAATCTCTTGATAAAAATCAAGAAAGTGTTCAAGCATTGCTCGTTCTGTATCATAAGAATAAACCGAAACTTCATCATTAGAATAGTCGGTGATTTTATCTTCTTTGTCTAAAACAAGAACCACATAGTTATTAGAACAACTATCGTGATACGCAATGGAAGTAATAGGATTGTTTGCTCGTTCTGTGTCAGGCAACTCTCCTTCCATACTAACCTCAATATCGAAGTTTAATACACAATGACCTGTACTTGGTTCATCGTCATCTTCGTAAAGGTCAATTAAGTTACGTGTTTCAATAGGAACATCTGATTCAAACAAACCTGCATCTTCATACCGATACTTAGTTACCTTTTCTAACTTGTCACCATACATACTACGATACATTCCGTTCGGAGACTTTTTGTATGCGTATGGTTTGTTTTTGTAGGTTACTAAACCTTGTTTATCATCCCACAAATAAATTGTGTTGTCCTTTTTGCTTACGAATATATTTTGGTACATTGAATACTATCGTATCTTATTTTATATAAAAAGTCAAGCACCTGTGCTTCCGAATCCACCTTTTCCTCGGTCCGTTTCTGACAACTCTTCTACGATTTCAAATTCAACTTTATGCGTTTCTGCAATTACAAGTTGTGCGATGCGTTCACCTTTTTTGTAAATTTTTTCCATATTAACATTGGTTAGCATTGGAACTTGGGTACAATGACCTTTAATTTTTGCATAAATATCTTCTGGTTGAGTAATATATTTAAAACGAATAAGTAACTCTCCACGATAACCAGCATCAATTAATCCGATTGAATTTGCAAGCATAAGATTTTTATTGCTGATACTGCTTCTTGGAAAAATATTAGTGTGATAAACTTTATCATCTACACATGGTTCGATATATAAATCTGTGTGGTACTGAATATAATCTATTCGTGACCAGGCCTGTGCTTCTTCGTCATATTCACCAGAAATTGCTGGATGTGATGATGCAACTAAATCATAACCGACATCATATTGCGTTAAATTTTTTGGTACAATAGTTCCAGTATTTTTTATCTTAATTTTCATTTAGATATAATACTGCATCTTCAAAGGTATTGACAACCTTAATATTATTTTCTTTTGCTTCGTGTTCAAGCATATGTCTCCAAAATTTAATTGTTACCCACATATGATTTTGATTTATTTCCAACAAATTTTGCTTATGTCGTTCTTCGTCAATAGTTACAAGAACATCGGGTTTAATTGGCCATTCCCAAAAACTTCTTGCACTCCACACTTCGGGTATGCTTAAAATTACATCATTTTCATTTGTATAATTCTCAAGAACTTTCCAAGAATCACGTGAAAATTGAACTGCAACACCATGTTCATCAATTAAAGATGAAGAATATATTTTGTCGGAAAACTCTTTTTTGTCAAAGTGAGATGGCCAACCAATTGCTTCTCCGATTATTTTATCACAATCTACGAAATTAAGTGATTTACTATGATAGGTTTTTCCTGAATGTCTAACTGCTGATAATATTTTCATCTGAATAATATTTGTTTATTAATTTTACGATAATATCTCCGTGACACGGTTTGGGTTTGCACCAGCATCCTAATCGTTTTCCTTTTAATCCTTTAAGTGCTTCTAATAGTTTAGGAGACGATTCTAAATATTCCTCGTAACTTTGTATTGCTTCTGATTTGCTTCCAACAAGATACTTGGCAAGAGTTTCTTTTTTTGAGGAATACGGATTACCCCACAAAGAAGGCCTTCCAATATAAACATCATATTCGGACTTTTTGCAATGTACTACTTGCGTTGTATTTGTTGTCGTTTCTAAGTTAGAATAAAATGATAAATTAACTGCTTTTTTTGTCATCCAAATCTATATCAGTATCTTTATCAAAATTTTCTATGTCGGTGAATAATTCTTTTACAAAATCAAACTCTAATTGCTGATTTTGGAATTCTGGTTGATTTACATCTGCGTAACTTGTATTTGTTGGATTATTATTTTCATCAACAAATTCAAGGTGACCATCAAAATGAAATCCCGCACCTCTTAAAAACAATTCAAATGCATTTAATACTTCTCCGAGAGTTTCATCTGCGGTTGTGTGTCTTGTTCTTGAAACAAGATTATCGTCAGAATCTCTCCAAGTATAATCAAATGTGAATTTTGCTGTATTATCATATTTCATATATACATAAATATATACACAATAATAATAAACGTAAAGTCTTTATTTATCCTTAGAAGAAATTGTACCTGATTTTATTAATATCTGTAAATAAAATTGCATAAACATTGCACTTAGCCATGTAAAAAATGAATATTCAATTTTAAGTAAAAATAATGTATTTAATGACCAAATTAAACCGAGTGGTAATAATGCAAATCCTAATAAACCAACTATTGTTAGAGATGCTTTTGATGTATTAATTTCCATTTTATTATTTTTTTATTTCGCAAATTTTTTCGTGCAACAACTTCAAATCATCGTAGGTCATTCCAAATATTGCTTCAACACCGTTCACCATCTTATTAAATGATAACTTTGCTCCTACTTCGTCTGGATCTCCTTCAGACTCTACAATTTTATATGTTAAGTTAATACTATCGTCTTGAACTTCTTCAAGTTTACATAATGTCATATGCTCGTATAATGCAACAAAGTCATCAGTGGAGCAAGTCGTTAAAAAGTCAAGAGACTCTTGTTCAATTCTATTTTCTTCGGAATCCATTTTTTCTATTTTTGCTTAAGGTTTTGTATTTATATAAATATATATTATAATTTTATATTGTCAATTCTTTTTCCAAATCCAAATAGGTTCTGCAAATGCAACATCTTTGTTTTCTTCGGTAATTTCTTTGAGGTCATCTGAGAAATATTCACTTTTGGCATTACCTGCACCTCCTGAATTAAATCTCTTAGTCATTTCCATTCCAATGCAACCCTGATATTCAAGTCCTTGGGATTTAATAAAGTCATTCATTGGATTTGTAATTTCAACATAGTCGTTGATAGGAGCATTAAATACATCTGCTATGTTGATAGCAAGAATACCATCCTTCTTTATTGTTGGAATTATCTTACCAAGGGTAGTGTGGAGAAACTTTTCGTTCCAATCATCTATCTTTTTGTATCGCACCCACGATTGCGTATCATCTTCTGAATACTTTTCTGTATTAAAATATGGTGGACTTGTAAACACCGTATCAAAGTAATTTTCGTATTGTGAGTAATCCACATCTTCGGCAGGACTTTCAATTAAGTCTGCTTTTCTATCTTGTTCAAAAAAGGTTGAATACTTTTCATAGAACTTAATTTGCTTTTGATAATTGGGGTGGTTAAGTATATTGGGATCAATTCCAACATAATGCTCTGTGGTCTCACCTGTATAAAATCCTGCCAATCTATCTCCCCACCCTGCACTAAAGTCTAATACATTTCTACTTTGAAAGTGATCGTAAAATGCTTTTGCTACTGCCGGTTTGAATTGTGATGCGACATACTTACGAAGAGTTGTAGCAACACGAAGAGTATTGACATCAACTTGATTAAGAACTTTATCCAATGTCCAATAAGCACGAACGATTGTTTTGATTCCTTTAATAGTTTGCCAAGTTTTCCAACCACTCGGAGTTCTTGTCCAATCTACTTTCCAACGAGTTTCTACGTGAAAAGGATTAGAAGCATTGTTGCCTGAATTGTTTCTTTTGAGTAGATATTGAGAACCTTTGTAGTTTAAATGATAATTACTTTTTCTTTCGTTACGAGGAAACCATTTTTTTTCTACAAGGACATCATTGTGCTTTATTCCTTTTAACTTGTTTAAACTATCAAGAGTTTGTTTGTCGGTAATTTCAGGTAACGGAGCAGGATATGTATGTAGCACTTTAGCAAGTTCTTCTACAACATCTTCTTTTTCATACTTTTGCATGATTTTTTTCCACTCTTCCTCTTTAATGAGAAGATATGGTTTCATGTTGTAGAACTTTTTGAAATACTGATTTAAAGGTGCATTAAGTTGCATCTTTTATTTTTTCTTTTTATGCTCTGCGATCTTTTCTTTTATTTGATCATCAGACATACGATTTACATCTTCAGTTTGACTAATTGGTGCAACGCTCTGATCGGAAGGTTGTGTGGTCTGTAGAGGTTTTATATCATTCGCAGAGGGAAGATTGTTAATAGGTGTATTTATTTGATCATACCGCAACTTAGTGTTTGGAACTTCAAATTTTTTATCTCCTATTAGATTATTTAATTCTTCTTCTGAAACTTTTTCAGTACCCTGTTCTTTAACATATAAGTCTTTATTTGAAAAGTTTATAGTTTCAAAATCAGACTTATTGTTAGACTCTGCGTTTGATTGTGAATTTTTATTATTTAACTTATTTTGAAATACCTGAAGCAGTCCACCTAAAGCACTTTCTTTTATCTTAGACTCGTACTTTTCTTTATCTTGACTTTCTTCTTGTTCTTCGTGTTCAACTTTTTTTTGCTGAGACTTTAATCTCTGCTCGGCAACTTTTTCAAAGTTAACATCTATATTTTCAAACGACATAATACATTATATATATGTGTATATATTTATTATATTTTTACTTTCGTAAAAAATCTGATGTAGAATTCAATTAACTGGAAGTTCTTTCAAATAATAAAGTCGGTCGTCCTATTTCACCTTCTACTTTTCCAACCGACTTGATAGTTCCACTTTCAAGTGCTTTTTTAACTCTAAATCTTAGAGTGATTGGTACGGCGGTTGGATGTGACTTTTCTAAATCAGCAATGCTAAATTTACCACTTGGCCAATTTACAACTAACTTTTCTTTTTTTCTACTTGTTGCTGTTTCAACGGTAGTTTCTACTTTTATTTCTTTTTTGATATTGCTCATTTTACTTGTTTTTTAATTTGATTTGGATTCGGCAACAGAAGCCTTACGATATTCGGTTGCAAGTTTCTTAATCTCACCAATTGCTTTTCTTGCACGTGTTCCGGCTGCTTTTACACCGGTTTCGGTACTTTTCTCGTGGTTTTCTTCAAAAGAAGAAAACAATTCTTTAATTTGTTCAAACAATTCATTTGAGGTACTCATAATTTTCCTTTGGTTAATTTTTTTTATTAATAATAATATAATATAGTTTTTTTTAAAGTTTGTAAACAGCAATTATGCAAAAAATACAACATAATTATCTGATTCTGATGTAACACTCATGTGTCTAAAATACCATCGTTCCCGTGACATTCTTTCTGTCAACTCATAATATGCGTCTGGTGTCTTTTCAATTTTGACAAAGGTTCCTGCTACATTGGTAACCTCATGTCTTTTCACAAAATCAATCCAGTCAATCTCGTTTGGATTATTTTCAATAAACAATGAATTAAAATCATTTACCAACTCTGGATTTGAATTATAATGATTTATTAAATTATCTTTACATTGACAAGATGTGTCGACTGAATAACTCAGTGCATCTCCCTCGTTTTCTGGAAATTCTTTTGTGTATGCATCTAAATACTTTTTTGAAGTTGGTATCAATTCAAGTATTATCATTATTCCGTAAAATGATATTTCTTCTTTTTTCATTACTTATATAAAATCATTTTTAATATAATATGTCAACTTATATTTTACTATTGAGTTTTTCTTCAAAAAAAACTACAATAATTAAAATGTATGAGTATGTAAGCAGTTCTGACAATCTTGTTTTATTGTTAACGCACTACTGGACTCCTTTAAATGTAACTTCTGTGAAGGAGGGGTTGAAGAAACTAATGGGTGCTCAGGAAAGATTTCATAAAACAAGACCGAAGGTAGTTGCCGTTGCGAGTGATGGAAATACGTGTGACTGGGAAACCTGGTTGGAATATAAACATGGATTTTATAAAAATCAACCCTTTATAAGGTCAGTTAATCATGTAATACCAGTTCCTACTATTCTTCTTACTACAGCAAACTTTACATATAATACAAAAAGAAAACCATCACTAAAATATCTATATAAAAAATATGAAGGTAGGTGTCAAATATGTGGAAAGCATTTACCACAAAATAAACTTACAATTGAGCATATAAAACCTAAAAGCAAAGGTGGTGATAATGATTATTTTAATCTGACACTTACCTGTGTAAAATGCAATTCAAGAAAAGGAAGTATATTTCCATACTATGATTTTAAGGGTGATTTGTTAAAAGCAAGTCCTCCAAAACCCTTTTATGAAGTAGGAAATGTTGTTCGTGAAGAATGGAAACCTTTTCTTTTTAAGAATTCTTCATTTTAGTGTTTGACATTTAGTAAAGTTTTAGATAGTGTACTAACATAATTAAGTCTTCCTGTGTAGGGAACGCAGGCACAACGTCCAATAAGGGGTGTCCAAACCGTTCAACGAGAGGGGCAACTGTTTCTTTTACGCATCGGTGGCGGAATGGTGACGCAAGGGACTGCAAATCCCTACCATGCAGGTTCGAATCCTGTCCGATGCTCCATAATCAATTTATTGCCACCTTAGCTCAGCTGGTAGAGCACCTGATTTGTAATCAGGATGTCGTCGGTTCGATTCCGACAGGTGGCTCCACTTTGTTGTGTCGGGATATAGCGTAGCCTGGTATCGCGCTTGCTTTGGGAGCAAGAGGTCGCAGGTTCAAATCCTGCTATCCCGACCAATTTTATTAAAATTTGTGTTGCTTGGTAGCTCAGTGGCAGAGCAGGTGACTGTTAATCACTTGGTCGTTGGTTCGAATCCAACCCGAGCAGCCATATTTTTTATATATATGTATATGTATATAAATGCGTATATACATATATTTTCTGTGGGGATGTAGCTCAGTTGGAAGAGCATCTGATTTGCATTCAGAAGGTCGTCGGTTCGATCCCGTCCATCTCCACCAATTTTAAAGGAGCATCGTTATGAAAGTAGAAATAAATAAAGAAACAAACGAAGTAATTATTCGTTTACCCATAGAAAAAGAACCAAAAGATTCTGCAAGTGGTAAAACAAAAATAATTGCAAGTTCAAGTGGAAGAAACATTACAACTGAATCGTATGAGGGAAAACAACTCATGGTAACTGCAAGTGTTTATTATAAACCATAACTTTTTTGTTATAGATATATATTTATTATACATGAAGTCCGAAAATATCGTTTGTGAGGAGTGGAAAGGGTATAAACCTAATATGCCTGTTCAAGTTGTTGGTGTTAAAAACGGAAAAATTACTGGTAACGGTAGTGGAGTAGAAGTATTTAAAAACCTTAAAGATGCACAAAGTAGATATGATGATCTTGATCCAGAAGAAAACTCAATGAGATTTACTTGGGTAACCAAAGGAGAAGTTAAAGGAAAAGATGCCGGACGATTTGAAACATGGAGAGCATATAAAATGTATTCTATGGAAGAGCAGATATTCCAAGATACAATGAAAGAAGCAAAATTTAATGCTCGTATTCTGCCTGCTAATTTAGAAGACCTTGAAATGAAAGCTTTGATTGTTGCAATCGGTAGTACCGTTACTGGTTTGCTAGACAAAATCAAAAAGAACACAGGTTCTAATGCTAATCCAGTAAGTTTGCAAGTAATCAAAGGTGGAGATGCTATTAAGTCTGCCCTTAAAAGTCAAATGGATTTAAAAGGCAAAGAGGCACTTGTAGCATTTTTCAAAGAAACAAATAAACACTTTGCAGGCAACGCACCTGCATTATCTAGTATAGTAAGGAAATATAAATTGAAATCTGATAAATATAGTGGTAAGGTATTTGCAGAACAAGAAACTAAATTACGTGAACTTGTTCGTGGTTATTTAAAAAATAAATTGAATATGAACGAAGCAAAGAAAAGCAAAATGATTCCTATGGAAAAATATGGGGCTGCGTTCATGGTTGACAACGGACATCTTATGTCGGTTGCTATGAATCGTGACGGAAGTCTTGAAACGTTTGATGGTGATTTGGATTGGGGCGAAGTAACTGCTCCAGAATCTCAAAAATTTCTTGATGACATTAATAAAAAGTTCAAGACAAAGTTCAAGATGGATGACTTTGCAGGTAGATAATGTATAAATTAGGTGAATCAAACATTCACGGACACGGTTTAATTGCCACCGACGATATAAAAGCAAATACTGATATTGGTTTAAGTCATATAGGGATTGGGTTTATAAACGAACGAGTTGTTGCAGGTGAAGCAACCGATATAGGCAACTTCCAAAATCATAGCAATACAAATAATTGTATTAATAAAATTGTCGGCAAAGATTTGCATATGTTTACACTCAAAGATGTAAAGTGCGGTGAAGAACTTACAATTAACTTTCATGAAAATACAGACATCTGTGCTAACATTGAAAACTCAGAAAATTGGAAGAAAAGTCAGTTTTTATAATATTTATAGATGCTATGGTAAATAAAAAAGAATTTAAAGGAAAACCGTTTTCTGGAGAAGATAGAGAACAGGCAATAAAAGACATTGTTCCATCTAATATGGATGATAAAAGAACCGTGTGTAATGTAGTTCGTTTGATATTTGAAAATGCCCAAGATGAAGCATATAATCTCGGAGCAATTCGTGAATTGGCATTAGAGGCACTGTGGATGGGTAAACGCATGAATGATAAACTTACTGAGTATCGTCAGAAGGAAATGTATGAAGAATATCTTGACCAAAAAGATAGTCATCTTAATTCCAACTACGATATGTATCCTGCTCAAGGAAATTGGGATTGATTTTGAATTCTATCCAATATATATTGTATTAGGATGGAGTCACAAAAATGCACACAAAAAAAATGTAAATATCCAATAAGTTGCAAGCATAACGATATGTGCATGGAAATTGAAATGCAAAAAAGTGTTTCATCAAAGAAAATTAAAAAAACCTCAACTCAAAAAGTTGGGGTTATTTTGTGTCATGGTTTTTTATCAAAGCACGAACAAATGGTCCCACTTAGTGATTTTGTTTTTGAAAATTTTGGTTGGGAAACTCATTTGGTAGAATTGAGTGGCCACGGATACGATTCTGATAATATTACAAAAGTAACTTGGAATGATTGGGTAGATGATGTAAAAAGTAAATATGAAAAAGTTTCCAAGGAGTGTGATAAAATTTACTTCATCGGATTTTCACTCGGTGGGTGTGTGGGTGCGTATGTGTCTACTTTAAAAACTGTTAGATTCTCTGGTATGGTATTAATTAACTGTCCGTTTGGTGTCAAGAATGTATTCAACAAACTTTTACCAGGTGTCATGATTTACAATAAAATTTGTAAGAAATTGAATCTACAAAAAATAATGCTTGAGTGTATTACGAATCATAGTGAGATGCCTGAACTAAATCAACCATTAATTAATTTGTCGGCAACAAATGAACTCCGTAAAATGTCTAATGTTTCTAAAACTATATTAGATAGAATTCTATGTCCTGTGTTTCAAATACAAGAATATAACGATCCAACTGTTTTTTATAGTAGTGGTGTTCGTGCTTTCAAGAAGATTGCGTCAACATATAAGAAATTATATACAACAAAATTAAATACACATCTTACGATTTACGACAAAGGATTAGAATGTAGTGTATTTTGTAAAATAAAACAATTTCTTTCGGAAATAGAAGAGCATAAGTTTGTTAATATTGCTCACCGTGGTGCAAGTGGCACTTGTACGGAAAATACACTTTCTGCGTTTGAAAAAGCAATTGAATATAATTGCGATATGGTTGAATTTGATGTTCAGTATATTGATAGAAAATTGTGCGTATTTCACGATTACACTGCAAATAGAATGTTTGGTGTAGATAAAAAAATGAGTGATTTAAATTCAGGTGAATTTGATAAATTAATTTATGCTAATTGTGAAAGAATTCCTACTTTACAACAAGCACTTGATTGTATAAATGGAAGGTGTGGTGTTAATATTGAAGTTAAGGATAGTAGCATTGCAACTAATATTGTTGCTATTGTTAGAGATTATAAAAAAAAGAAACAATGGAGGAATGTTGATATTGTATTAAGTTCGTTTAGTTGTGCAACCGTCAATTTGATAAGACGAAGTGATTCCGATATTAATGTGTCCCAATTATTTCACGAAGATAATGTCATACTGAGAGACATAAAGAATTTTAAGAAAGACTACTTTGAAAAAAATATATATTCTGTAAATTTGTATATAGAAGATATTACACCACCCATCGTTGAGTATTGTAATGAAAATAACATGAAAATATATGTATATACCGTGAATGAACTTCGTGCTATTAGATATTTGCGTGAGTTGGGTGTAAATGGTGTATTTACAGATTATCCCGAAAGAATACAATAAATCCACTTTGATATATATTTATTGTCGTGGACATTATAGAACATTATATAAAAAATTCATCTTTGGTTGAGATTCCGACAGGTTTTGCCGAGTTACTAAACGAAGCATCTGATAAAAATGGTGGTCTTGGTGGATTGGCAACTCTGTTTACTATTGATTCTCATAGAGATAACAAGAAAATGTTTATTTCAAAAGTAGATTCAAATGATCTTAGAGATAACAAAAACAAAAAGTTAAAGATTAAAGATAAAAAGTTGTGGAAACAAATGAAAGCAGAACTTTTAAAAGCAAACAACAAAGATGATCTGGTTGATTGGGGTAATAAAAAAGGAAAGATAAATCAACTGTTCGGTGTAGTTCCTGCATACATAGGAAAAGCATTCAATGATCTGTCAACCGTAAAGGGTGCAAAGAAACCTTCTGGTGAAGATTGGGAAGCAATGATTGCAGTTGCTCTTGCGTTTAAGAAAAACAAAAATGCAGATTTATCAAGTGGTGAATATGCAGATGAATGGAAACGCATTAACGATAAAGGATTTTGGGGTTCGGCTGGTCTTAGAGATCAGGCAAATAACCTCGCAGACGCATTTCTTAAAGAGGGAATAGGAGCTTTACAACAAATTGGAGGTGGAAAGGGAGGTGCTCCTGTTAGTTCCGAGTGGTCAAAAATATTCACAGATGCAGGTAAAAAAGATAAACCAAGTAAAACTCCCAAAACTGATGTTAAGGGTGATCGTGGTCAACGAATTTCATTGAAAAAGAAAGGTGGTTCTCAAATTATGAGTGCCAAAAGAATTGAAGCATTTGCTACACTTGAGGTTGCTTTCCAAAAATTTGGGGAAAACGAAAGTTCAGAACTAAAAAAAGTTTTTAATACTTTGAAAACGGGGGTGCTTGATACAAGCAAATCAGGATATAAAGGAACGATTGATGCATTCAAAGATAAAGTAAAAAAACTAAAAGACGATGGATCACCACAAGCTTTAAAAGAACTTGAAGATATGCAAAACCAAATAAAAGATGTTGAAGATGCAACACAGGCAGGAAATGTAATTACGTTGAATTTGAATCAAGAGTTTAGTAGTAATCCTAAATTAAAAGAAGCATTTGTGTTTGAGGCTGCTTCGGGTGATGTTAAGTTCGGTACTGCATCTGATTCACGTGCTGATACGATTGTAGAATTTGATCCTCCCTCTGGTAAAGTTACTAAGTATTTTGATATCGAAGCAGGATTAAGTGATTTGACATCAAAGTGTCACTTTTATGCTTCGTTTAAAACAGGTTCTGGATCAACTCCATATATTGCTCTGCGTGGTAATATTATGAAAGCAGCTGATACTGCAAAGAAAGCAGCTGAGTCTGCCGTGAACCGACTTGCCGAGGAAAAGGATGGAGTAAAATATATACCAACGTTTTCTACAATCATGAAAGAAGCATTTAATAAAGTGGATGGTGGAAATAAAGTATTAAATGAAAATTTCCAAAATCTAAATGAAATGCAATTGTTTAACTCTCTTAGGTTATTGATGTGTGAAGGTTTTTTTAGTGATGCAACTGATTTATTAAAAAAGGGTGTCGATAACGTAAAAGGTGGATTCAAGAAACTTAAAGATTCAACTATGGAAGTTTTGAAAAAAGCATGGAAATGGGTGTCAGATGCTATATCCGCTGCATTTGACTTTATAGTAGCACAAGGTAAAAAAGCAATTAGACTACTTATGAAATTTTTCGGAGTTGATGTAGACCGAGTAGATTTTTCAAGTTCTATTTAATTACTTCTTGTAAAACACAAAGATAGGTTCATACTTTTGCAACTCTCCGTTTATCTTGCAACAATTCTTAACCGTTTCTGCTTTAACACCACGCATTGTTGTCATAAGCATTTTAAGAGTTTCAACATACTCAAGTCCGTATTCCGCAAGAATATCACGACTATCTTTTTCTAATGGCATAAATCCGTCTCCGTCTGCGATGTCTGCGATATTCCAAAGTAGATATCTATCGTTCTTCAAATACTCGGCAGCCGTCTTCAAAGTAGGACGAAGAAAGTTGTCTCTCCAATCTTCATACTCTGGAAACTTTTTGAAACTCTGAGATTCATCTGCTGAATATTGTTCACGATTAAAATATGGTGGACTTGTAAAAACTAAATCAAGTTTGCCTTTGTATTTTTGAAAACTTGGATTCTTGTGAATTTCTTCACTTCCATTCTGATAAACATCATAAGTGTTACGATGACCGAAGAACGGATTACCTCCGTTTGTTTTGTCATTAAAGAAATCGGCAAGATATTCATAACGACTTTTTCCAAGTTCATCAATATAATTGTCTGTGTTTGGATCAGTTCCTATATAATGAATTTGCCTATCGTGTACTGACATAGCACCAAGAATGCGACCACCCCAGCCTGCACTTGGATCATATATATGAAGATTACTTTTATCTTGAATGTGGTCTGTATACTTCTGGTATATATACTTTGCAGTCAACGGAGGAAAGTTTACTGCTGGTTGACTCAACCCCAACTTGAATGCTTCCATTGCTGATGGAAATATTCTTGAGTTCTTGTCGTAGTAACGAAGACTGAAACGAAACTCTACTTCTTTTTCGTCTTCTATAATTACATCATTTATATTTTCTATATCATCACCAAAGTTAGCAGTTCTTTCTAAATTTCTAATGTTGTTTATTTCAAGTAAACCTTCTTTGTGCAGTTTTCTAATTTGCTTTGCAGTAAGCATCAAACTACTTTCTTCGTATGAATCAAACTTCTTTTCGGTAAACAACTCAATAATCCAAAAGTCGTTGTGTGGGTGCAGGTGTTTCTCTTTGACGAAATTACGAACCCACTCTTCTGCGTTTTCAGTTGGACACGGAACGTCATAATCATTTTTCTTGATTGTTCGCCCGTGAGCATAAAACGAATCTCTTCGTACCGTTCGTCTCATACAAGTATGAAAACTTTCTCGTTTCTCTGGATTAGCAAAGCAATCATAAACACTCCAAGACGTATGCTTACTTGAACCTATTTTAGTTTTAAGCATTGTTGGAAAAAACTGATCAACTACGGTTGCGAACTTGTTAAAATTTTTGACGATGGTATTTGTTCCATCCATTTCGTCTGTGTGTTGAAACTTATATACATTGTATCCTGATAACTTATTTAAATTTGCTATGATGTCTTTTTCGTTTTTACCTGTTCTTGGTGGAAGACCTTCGGTGTCCCATGTTTCTACAATATAATTTCTAAGTTCATCAATCCACAGTTCCAACTCCGCACCGTTCTTTTGTAGCAGTTCGTGGAATGTTATATTGACTTTACATTCTGCTAAATTGTTTTTTTCGTAGAAATATTTTTTCATATTATGCACCTACATTCCAAAACAAAGCACCTTCTTTTGCATATTCTTTTACAAACTTCCATGCTTTGGCATCATATGTTGGGGCAGATGGAAATGGTGGCATTTCATTTTCTTTTATTGCCTTATCAAACTGATATTCCGATCTGTAATATTTTGCTCGTCCTATTTCTCTTTCATTCATTTTATGTCCAACAGATACTACATTAACAGGTATCTCAGGAAAAGCAAGTTGTAAACCACGACTAATCGTTCCACTTGATCCAACACTCCAAATTTCACTTGGTGGGTTTTCGGATAAAGCATTTCTTGCAACTTTAATAATACTTGCTACAACCGTTGGGTGTTCTAATCCGATTGGAAATTCCATTCTATTTTCTGGATCTTCTGCTACATATTTTTTTGCTCTTGATTTAGTAACTGATAACATTCCCATACTCACCCACTCGTATATAGCACCCAAGTCCATTCCTCTTTTTTGATATTCATGATAGTTTTCTGGATTGCGTTTTGCCATAAACAATACAACTTTTTTGTTGTATTTCTGTGCAACTGCCGGTAAAGATATTTGTGCGTAACCCGTTGCAGGGCAACATCCAAATACAATTTCTTTTGCGGAAGTCTCACGAATGAGTTTATCTACGAAACGAATTTTACTTCCGTGGTTTAGTAGATCATCTCTAACTACATCGACTCCTTCGTAGTTCATAATAATAGGTTTTGGATTTGGGTCTTCCCAATCTTTAACCAAATCTAACAATTGATCTTCACTCCACATATTACCTGTGTTGTCTTCGTATACTGATTCTATAAATTTTGATAACATTACCATGATTTTGTATTTACTTTAATTGCTCGTTCTTCTGATAACTCATATCCCATGAGTTCTGCTAAAATTCTCGTTCGTTTTGATGGTCCAGGTACTCCGAATGTATTCACCATAAAATAGCATTTTTTTGCTTTTGTATAATCCACATCTTCAAAATTGGGAAATTGATCAACTGCCAAATCAACAACAGAATAATCTGGCCACATAATAAACCTATGCAATCCATCGTCTCCGGGTATGCCAGGTAACTTATATGGTTTAGACCCTCTTGGTGATAAATAATAATAAACAAATTCTGCAATTACATAACAATAGTTTTTAGTTGGATTGTCGTGTGTCCATCCTTCTTTCATTAACTTTGTTTTTAGATGCTCTTTTCCCATAACACGAAGTGCATCGTGTAAAGTTTGTTTATTGACACCTGCTAACTCATACATAGTTTGCAGTCGTTCTTCTGAAATTTTCATTCAATATAATCGTCGACATCTTTGGTGGGTGGATACAATGTACTACTTTCAACTAACCAATCTCTAAAGTTTTGATTTGCTTTTAAATCAACAACCAGGTGATAACGATCTTGCGACCCACCATTGAATGCAGTATGTGGTTTCCTCATATCAAGATACCACAATTCTCCTTCTTTCATTTTGTCAACCGTTTTTGTTCCATCTGTGTTCCAAAGTGTGAATTGTACTTTTGGATTGGTTTGAATTGGAAAGTGAACTCTTGCCCATTGATTATCCGAAATACCTGCTTCTTTGTCTTGACGATCTGTGTGACGTTGTAACTCCCCTTCACCACCAGCAAGTTTAAGAATTCTGATTCTTTCAAATTCATAAGGAAGAAGTTTTAAATATTCTTCTACTGCTGGTAGTTTTGCACGAAGTGGAGTATCTTCTACTTTCCATTTTATTTTTTCTGGATTATTCTTTTTCCACTTGTTGTTCATTTCACTTGGTTTAATAATGAAATCCCACTCACCTCCGTAACCAGATACTGTTACTCCTGACCACGAATCACTTTTATTGTAATTTGAATAATGATTTGAAAACTCGGAACTTACTTTATTTAATTGTTCCATTATTTTCTTAGGATTGGGAACACCTGGCATTGCTAATCTTTGTAATGCAATTTCTTGTGCAGGATCTATTTGTGAGTGTTCACCACCTTTAAACCAAAATCCATACATATCTGCGAAACTGCTGATAAGATTATCTTTCCGTGTATAACCAATAGACGCAAGAAGTTCACGAATTCTTTTGAGTTGCATATCACATTCAATGATTGTAACTCCTTCTTCAAAGAAGTTTCCTTTTGCTTCGTGCTTTTCAATTAGTTTACCTAACCATTCTTCGTAACCAGGATAACAAGCAACTTCTTGAATATAAGCATCATTTGAACTTAAAGTAATTTCACGACCCGTAAAACTTACGATCTTCTTTTTCTTGGAGTGCATTTTTGGAATATCAAAATATAAAATACAAGCACGAATAATTCCATTTTTATCTTCCACCCAATCAACTTTTTCGTATGTATCTTCTTTATGACCAAGAAGTTTCTGATTCGTCATATTATTTATTTTTCTAAACGGATCACGCAATCTAGGTGAATCTTTATACGAGTCTTCTGGATGTTGTGTTTCCCAAAAGCAATTTAATAGGTTGTCGTAAATTGGACTATCCTCATAGACCCACTTCTTTCCGTTGTGAAACGGCTTAGGATATTCAAGTTCAACATTTCTAAAATTCATCTATATATTATATAAACAAATTTATTTGGCGTCAACTATTTTTTTGATATAATCTTCTAGTTTAATTTTTGCGTTCCAACCTAGATGTTGATAAGTCAACGAGGGAATTGCTTTTCCATAGAACCTTTCTCCACGTCTTTCTGGTATCATAATATGTTTATGATTGAACATCTTAGCAACATCAATTATTTTGTGTGGAATTCCTGTTCCAAGTGGATACTCACATTGTCGACCTTTGACAGCTGCTAACATTACACCACCCACAATATCATCAACATGGGTAAAATCTCTTGATTGTTTACCTGGTTCTACAACTGTAAGTGGTTCTCCTTTGGAATACTGCTCTTCAAATATTCCTATAACGGTTGCGTAATCTCCTGTTCTTACTTGTCCTGGACCGTACGCATTGTAAAAGTATGTTATTTCATATTTTAAATCAAACCAGTCCGAGTAGTTTTTAATAAGTTCAACCATTTTTGCTTTCATCCACGCATATGGAGAAAGATTTTCGTCTTTGCCATCATTTCCAAATTTACTTGAACTTGCACTATAAATTAACTTTGCCTTTTTTGCTACACAATAATCAAGAACCATTTTAGTTCCTTGCATATTATAGTCCCAACAATTATCAAATCCATCAAAACTCGTTACGATCCGTGAGAACTCACCGAAGTGGAAAACAACATCTGGTTCGAAGGCATCTGCAATATCCATCTTGGTATTGTTTACATCAATTTCTTTTGGAATCAAAGTCTGAGTATCCTTATTAAGATAAGTTACTTTTTTGCTTTTTATATGATTACTTTCAAAACCACTACTATAATTGTCAATACTGACAATCTGAATGTTCTTATATTTCCGTATAAGTTTGCGTATAAGTGCAGTTCCAATAAAACCCGCACCACCTGTTATTAAGACTTTATTCATATAAATAAATAGATAGGAACTACTTCTTTTCTTTTAACCCAGTCAGGTCAGATGAACTTCTAATTTTGTCTCCAAGACCATCAATCATTTCTATTTCATGTTTCTTGCAAACCATACTTTCTGGTACTTCACCCACACTTCTATCCCCTCCGTTTGCAAAAATGTCTGGTTTGATTGCATCCAAAGACGCACACACACTTTTGTCTTGATCAATGCTGAGAAAAACTTCATCTACGATACCAAGTGCATCTACGATTTTAACACGGTCTGCTTCGTCCATAAATGGTTTGCCTTTTTTAAGAATACACTGATGATTGTTGTTTACGATTACAACAAGACGATCACCAAGTTTCTTTGCCATTTCTAAATATTCTAAATGTCCTACATGAATAGGATCAAAGTATCCACTGACTGCTACTGTTTTCATAGTGTTACTCCGATTTGTGTTTTTCTGGACGATCATAATCATCTTGAACTCTAACAATGTCATCTTCACCAAAATAAGTTCCAGTTTGAACTTCCACCAAAATCATATCCTCTGAATCACTTGGGTTTGCCATTCTATGTTTTGCTCCAAGTGGAATCAACACGGTTTCACCTGGTTTGTAATCTTCCGTGACATCATCCAAGGTTATTCTCGCAACACCACTAACAACTGTCCATGCTTCTTGTCGTTTGTGGTGATACTGGTAACTAAGTCTTTGTCCTGGTTTCACAAAGATGCGTTTAACTTTGCAATAATCTGCATCTAAAAGTATTTCATAATTTCCCCAAGGTCTAATGCTTTCGTCTGTTTTGCTCATAATTTTTATCCCCACCTATCTGCTAAATCTTGTGCAGATATTTGATTGTTGTTTTTATTTTGTTTAATAATTTTTAATTTATTCGGTAAAATTATTGTACTATTTTTAATAATTTTAGTAAAGTTAATTTTCATTTTCCATAAACTCCTTCAAACTTTTCAATAAAGTTATTCAACTCCGACTTTGGTAATTCATTAACACCAGCTGCTTTTTCTCTTCCTCCTCCGGTTGGAAACTGCAATGCAAGTTTGCTTGCTCCGTATGGATTTGTTTTTGGTGAACGAATGCTTACACGATAGTTTTCTTTGTCTATTGATGTTAATATAGCAAATGCTTTATCTGAATCATCGGTTGTTTGCTGGTTGCTATATATACCTGAATAACGAACTGATGCTTTGGTGTTAGGAAGTAATATCACTTTACCTGTGTTGGTATCATGTAAAATTTCGGAAGAACTTAGTTCTGATTTATCCGAAATCATCTGTGTGTGAATCTTGTTGTAGATTTCCGATTTTTTTCTGTATTGAAATGGAGATACATATTGATGCAAATCAAGATACACTTCTTTTGGATCAACGGTCAAATCTGATAATTCGTTTCCATATCCATTATAGTTTAATGTTTCACCAATTTCTTTAAGTTCCGACATTATCGTTTCACTGAACTTAGGATTAAGTTTTTCTGCTTGTTCGTGTAAATTATCTCCGTATGCTCCACATATAGTCCACGGTCTGTGTAATCCATCTACATATTTATCAACTAAAATGTTTGTGCAACAATTTGGGTCTGCGTCTACCTTTATTGAAAAGTTTTCACCGAGATCAATTTCACCCGGTTCGTGGTGATCAAACCAAGTTACACGATTGTTGTTATTTAGTACCTCACCTATATAGTCTTTATTAGACAACAATGAAATATCAAAAACAGTAAGAGTTGAGTTTTTAATATCAACTGCGTGTCGTAGAAGTTTTACATCTCGTTTGACTCCTGTGAAAACTTCACTTTGTTGTGGAAATTGTAAACGATATTGATGTAGGCTAATAATTCCATCTGCATCTCCGTTAAAGAAATCGTAATACTTCATTTTAGTCCTCTGCTACTGCACGACCTTTATCTGATTTCCAGTCTTGCTCAGGACGATCTATTTCTTCGTTTCTTTTAATAACCGCATCTAAAATAGGAGATTCAATTCCGTTATCTTTTGCAAAGTTTGCTAATGCGTTTGTGTCTTTCGGAAAACAAGTTCCTCCGAATCCACGTTTACCATCGTGTCCAGGAACTTTGGTATGACCTGTTCCAATTCTTGTATCCTGTGTTGCAATGCAACGAACATTTTCGTAATCAATATCAAGTTCTGAACAAATGCTTTCAAGTTCGTTGAAGAATCCAACCTTAACACTAAGAAACACATTCTTTAAATACTTTATCATTTCTGCTTCACTTGGTTTGCATTGAATTACTTGCTTGTTGACAACCGAACCTGTTCCTCCGTTGTAAGCCAACTCAAACATACGTTTCATTTTTTCATATAAAAACGGATCAGTAGAACCAAGTATCCATTGATCACAATTCTTAAAATCGTCTTCCCAATTTTTCTCGGTAAGAAATTCCGGCATAAAATTAACATCAAGTTCTTCACTTGTTCCAGGTGGAACCGTAGAACGTAACACGATATATTTGCTATCATCTATTTCTTGTATTTCTTCGCATACTGAACGAACAATATCAAGATTTGCACTTCCATCTTTATTCATAGGTGTTGGAACTGCAACGAAAATAATTTCGGACTCCTCTACAAATGTTTCAATATCCAATGTTTTAGGATCTCTCTTTTCGGGAACTACATCCCATACTAATACTTCTACGTGTGGTCTAAGCAATGTCATTGCATGACCCACGAAACCATTACCAACTACTCCAATCTTCATATAACGCAATCTCCATAAATTTAAGTGCGATATAACCTTTTATAATAAATATAACAAAAGGAATTATTACTTGAATTTTCTTTTGATTCTGTCTATTGCATTTTTGTCGGAAATATTTGTGGAATTTCCTAACGATGACCCAAATATTTTTAAAATTTCATTCTTGCTAAATTTTTTCTCATCATCCGATGAACGAATTCTTTCTTTTGCATCATGTACACCTTTTATGATATTTGACGTCATTTGACTACTGGTAATTCCCAACCATGTAATCAATCCTGGTATTTTACTAACCAACCACCCCATTATTTGTGCTATTATTGGTAGAGTAGCAGGTCCTGCGATTACTAAAACTGCAATTGCACCTACGATTCCAAAAGTTGCGGTCAGCCATCCCCACAAAGAATCAAAAAATCCTTCTTTTTGTTCTTTTGCTTTTAATTCCCCTAAACTAATTAGCTTTTCTTCTGTATCTTTTAAGTCGTGGCCGAGCATTTGTTTTCTTCGTGTAAGTTTTATTACGTCTGCATTACGGTCTGTTAAATTTTTTACTGCTATTTCATTTTCGTTTACAACATCTTTGATGTGAATTTTATCTCCTGGTTGCGGAAGACCTACGATTTCCTGTGCCTTTCTCGTAAGATCAAGTGCAACTAAATCCTCTTTTGATTTGTTTTCTGATAAAGATAGTGCGTCAACTGCACCTGATATATATGCACTTGTGTGGCGATCAAGTTCTGATTCTTTTTTTGATATTTCTCCTGCAATTTCTTGGCGATCCTGCTTAAGTCCCCAATTTGAAATTGTAAAACAACCACTTGTAAAAAATAATAATACAAAGACCGAGAATGTAACAACAATTTTCCTATAATCCATGATTATATATATTGTCGTTTATCTTTTTTTTAAAAAAACTAAGTTCTGTATAAAAGTGTTTATTTGCATTTTCTCTGAAATTTATTATGTCTTTTCTTAACGATGATTTGGGTTTCCGATAGAATCTGTCTTCAACGACAATCATGTTCTTTAGAATATATTGTTGTACATTTATATTTTTTAATTTCATATGTTTGCAACACTCCATTGTAAATGTATCATCCGGACCATATCCTATAAATGACTTAGGGATTCCTGTTTGTTTTAGTAAATTGGCAGATATTACGTTAAACCACCCCCCTCCCCACTTAAAGTCATCACATGAAGTTAGTGATACTTCTCCGTGATTTTTTTCTATGATTTTGTTGGGATCAACTTGTTTATGGTATTGGTGTGATTCGTTTAGGTATTGTTCGTTGACAATACAATCCCATGTATTATCCCATAGTTTTACAATCTGCGGTGATATAATAAAAAGATCATGATTTTGCCTTGCTATTTTGAGTGCGTTAAGTTGATGTGCAAGTATTTTGTTGTCAAAGTATAAGTCACAATCAAGAAAAATTATATAATCCGAATTATTTGATTCTGCAATTGTGCTTCTGCGATGTTCGTTTACTCCTAAAAAATTTGTATCACAAATTATTTTAAAATTTGGTTTTATTTTTGACATAGATTCACACTCGTAGAAAATACGTGTCAGATTCGGCATATCAACCACGTTTGCATCAACAACACTAGGATTGTTATTCAACGAAACATTTAGTATTATTTCGTCTTTATTACTTACAAGTTTTATGGCATTATTTAAATTTTCAACGATGCGTTGAAAATTTTTTATTTCATGTGGAAATAGATGTATTGAAATGATTAACATTTAAAAATAAGTTCCCATGATAAGTTTATGTAAAACATTTCTTCGTTCCAAGCGTGAAGTTGTAGTCTGTCATATATTTTTATATAAAACTCTTTTGGTTTTTGTAATATAAGTTCCTTATTAACCAAAAAAGAATTAGACAGTGAGTATTTTAATGGTTCATCATTGATTGAATGGGTGTGAAATGTTTTATTTTTAAATGAAGTCCGCTTTGAGTCAAGTTTGATCCCAAGAACCATATATACCCATTCTGTAAAATTGATTTCACTGTCTTTAAATTTATTTATGTAATCACGTGTTTTATAGTTTTTTTCAATTGTTTTTAAAAAATGATTATTACTATCAGTCTTGATTTTTTTAACATCGTAAAGATAGATAAAATTTTCTTCTTTTTTAAAAATGCTTTTTCTAAAATTTTTAGTATTATCCTTTTTTAGAACAGAGTCTGATGTAAATAGTAATTTATCATTAAGGTTTTCGTAATTTGAAATTATATAATTTAAATAACTCTCTGCATCTCCATTTTTGTTTTTGTTATGTATGCTATGTTTTTGTTTTTGCTTTGATTTATCTATGATAATTTTATCAAAAGAAACTGAGTTTGTTTTTACCGAGTCAGTATTTGTTTTTGAAATTACCATTGCATCTTTATTACAAGGTTTGTGAATTAAATTAAATAAATTAAGTTTGGTAGTTTGTTTATTATTTAAATTTTTGATGTCTTCTTCAATAGTATGATTTGGTGAATATAACTTATTTCTTTTTCTGTGTATGTATAATAGTTTTGATTTAATATATTTATTATTTTTCAACTCTCCAATAAAATTATCTTCGTTTCTGTTTAAGAAATAATTTTCAATTTGTTGTTTTATTTTTTTATTCTTTAACTTAAATAAATCATTGTGACCATCCAAGTCTGTGATTGGATTAAATTTATTACGGGTTAATATTGTCTCTCGGTCAACATATTTTCTATTTTTTATACTTCCGTGATAATCTACTATTATGGTATTATTTACACATGGTATTTTTTTTACTCTACTTTTTATAGAATATGCCCATGACAAGAAATGGTTTAAAAAGTCTAATGAATTGTTCCTGAAAAATCTATCACTTTTTAATTTTTTTTCCAAATCACTTACATCAAATAAATAACCAAGAATGTTTAGAAAGTCACCCGAGCCACAAATTGCATATTCGTATAGTTTGCTGTCTGATATGTATTTGGCGTTGTATGCAAATCCGAATCCAGGTTCACCTTGTCTTTTTAACAATGTTTCAATTGATTCATTTTCATAATTAACAGAGTGAACACTAAATGAATAAGATTTAGATGATTGTCCGTTTGGGTTTGTTTTGATACAAGTTCTGAACACTTGACATATAAAGTTTTCTCGTAGTTCATTTATTACCTTAATAGCCCAATCATCATCTTTAAATTTTATATCACAATCTAACCAGCATATATATTCATAATTTTCATTTATTAGTTTCTGAAAACCTATATTAATCAGTTGCTCTTTCATCCAATAGGTTTCATTGGAGTGAAATGAGTATGTATTCTTGTGTATATTATTTATTCTATACCTGGAGTTATCTGCATATTGTTCAATAACAATCAATTCTATGTTTTTATTTGTTTTAATATTTTCATAGAAATAGTTAAAATTTATAAATCTTGATAAATAATTACACGGATTAAAGTAAACACAGACTACACCAAGTTTATCTTTTGGTTTATCATTTTTTTTGAGTTCCATCTGAATTATATTTTGTGTCGTATCTAAAATTGCTGTTTATTTGCGATTGAATATCTTTAATGTGGATTATATCCAGTTCTGCATTTGGTGGGATTTGAGTTTGTGATTTATGTCCATATATGACTTCGTGTACAGCTCTGTTCCATTTTATGTCATTATTATTTTTATATATTCTACCTTGGAAGTCCGGATAATTAATTCGGTCTTTGGTGTCTATTGACCATTTCCATTTTTTGAGATGATGTCTCTCAATTCCGTTTACTACATTTACTCTCGGTATCCAAAATAAATCCACTTTGTTGTTTAATATAATGGTTTTAATGTTTTTAATAAGTTTTTCTGATAATGTTTCATCTCCGTCTATTTGAAATATATATTCTCCTTTGCACTTGGATGAAATGTAATTTTTATGTTTAGAATAGTCTCCACAAAATCTTCTATAAAACACATTTTCATTTTCTTTTAATACTTGCTTTGTGAGTTCGTTTGTAGAAAAATCATCAAGTATTACAATTTCATCTTCTTTGCTTTTATATTTTTTTACCGATTTCACTAACTCACTTAATGGAGTAGTTTCATTATGAGTAGTAATTGCAAAACTTATTTTCATTTATCTTCATTTGAATCAAATGTTTGATCCATTTCTCCCAAAGGTTCATCTATATAGTTTTCATCTATATATGCATCTAAATCTTCTACTGCATCAACAAAATTTTCAATTGTCCCAAATCTAGCCAAAACAAGGTCACTAAATGCTTTATCTTTCAATCTTATTGTTTTTACTTTTAGGAATTTTTCTAGTAATTTATGTTCAAGTTGAATTTCTTTAATGCTGTTATTTTTGTTTATTACAAAATTTCTAACCTTTACATTATCTGGACTAAACAATGTTTTATAATTTAGTACACCAAGCTTTGGTTGTTTTATCTTTGTTATTAAATAAGTTCTATAGCACCTAAATTCTTCAAGATGTCTTTTTATGTAATTATTGTAAAACGAAATTGGTCGATTAATGAGATCATTTATCGGAGGAACTATTTCATATTTTCTTTTAATAAGTGTCAACGTATCTTGTGTGATGAGTTTTTTCATAAAGGTTCTATAAGAAATCCACGGAACTTTATTTAGATTTATTCCATGTATGACCCTTCCACCAGAAGACCTATAAATATTCAAGACAAAAACGAGCCTAGGTATAGCCCCTCGGTTTATGTAAGACTCATTTCGATCAGTAATAGGGTAGTTAAATGAAACAATCTGACCTCTTCTTATTTTATTTATGGAAGTAGGAACGAGTTTCCCACCAACAAGTTTTCGTTGATAATTTCGTATATAAGACATAATAATAACTACTACGACAAAGACGGTAACTTAAACTCAACATTAGTTATTTTTGGTGGAATGCGTTTCTGAAGTATAGATTTGTATAATTTATTTATTGTTTCCTTAGAAAAACTGCTAACATTCTGTGTTTGTAGTTTTTTTGCTTTCGTAATGTACTTTTCATAATTTGTGTATACTTCTTTCATATGTTCTGAACTTTTTGATTCGTCTACATCAAACCACATTGCATCTTCACAAAAATATTGATTAACGACTCCAACTTTATTAAGTTTACCTGGTATTAAAAGTGAATTTTTTTTATTTAAAAAGTCTAAATGACCCGACCACTTTGGTGCTATAATTGGTTTCCCAGTAAACGATGCTTCAAGTAAGGGTCGTCCAAATCCCTCTCCTCTGGTATGTGATATGTGGCATTTTACTTTTGTGTGATTAAATAAAGAAGACATTTCCTGTAAACTTAATTCACCGTGAACTAAATAAATAGAAGGTGGATTTTCATATTCATTGCATATCTCCTCTATACGATAAGTTATATCTATTTGGTCTGAAATAGAAAAGTCAGGGCCATTTGTTTTCAATATAAGTGCAATATTTTCATTTTTATTAAAAGTTGAACAAAATGTTTTAAGTAACGAAGACACATTTTTACGTCCACCATCATCTGTGCTTGATGATACCCACTGACCTGTAAATAAAAAACAAAAATCTTCTTTTATAGTGTCAAGTATGTCTGAAATTTTTGTACTACTAAGTGTGGGTTCGAAAAACTCAGAACTAGAATATTCTGGTATTACCTCGATATCTGTATAACATTCAAGCTTGTTTCCGTCACTTAATATATATTGAGAATTAGTTATAGTGTTTTTGGTAAAACTTGAAGGTACAATTATTAAATCCATTTTATTGTAACCATGAATAAATGATTGAGGACATACATCAGTTTCAACCCCAGCTGTTATGCCAATATTATATTTTCCTATTGATTTAAATTCGTTTGGCATTCCAAGTTGGATACACACATCATACTTGCTCTTGTCAATATTATTTACAACTTTTTTAAAAATTGCAGGATTGTCAGATAGATAAGGAGTCTCTGAATTGCTACCCCAACCTGTACAATAGAAGTCCGTGTCGTAGTTGATTAAAACTTCTGCTAGTTCTCTTGCGTGTTCTCCATATCCACTCCGTGATTGTAATGGAGATATAAATAATATTTTGTTATTTTCCATTAGATAATTTTAGTGAATGAAAATGCTTCTTTGGGAATAAATTTACTCATGGTATCATTTAAACCTTCATACAAATTATTGCACATTTGATTAATATTGTAATTTTTTTGTATATATTCTCGTCCCGCAATGCCCATAGTATTTCTTTCGTCTGATGTTTTTGAGTATATAGCAAAAATTGCGTCAGATATATCTTCTCTAGAACACAGAGACTCATTTACATACGGAGAGCTTATACTTCCTATTAAGTTGGTGTAGCATGGTTTTATTTTTATTCCCCATGTATTGTTGTCATCTACTTGTTCACTCAACCCACCTGTGTCGTTTACGATTACAGGTGTGCCACATGATAATGACTCAGCGGTGGATAAACCAAACCCTTCGTTACTAGATATGTTTATGGTAACATCTGCTGTGTTGTACATTTGACATAATGTTGTATTCTCAACTACACTATTTGAAAATAATATATTATATTCTTTATATAAGTCGTCAACCAATTTTAATAAATTTGTTCCTGCATTGTTAGTGGGATTGGTGTGAATCATTAATGCTGTTTTTTTGGATTTTACTTTTCCAATTTTATCACAAAATAAAGCAAACGACTGTATGAGCAATGGAAGTTGCTTTCTTGGTATATTGGCATTGTTACAAAAAACCAAAAAATCACATCCAATTGGCAATATATTTGTTTTACACTTAGTTGATATTTCGTTTTCTATTTTATTAAAGACTTCTGTGTCTACACCGTGTGGTATATACTTTGATTCTACATTCGGTGAAACTTCTCCCACGCAATCATATGTTAGTTTGCTAATACAACCAATAAAGTCACAACTATCATAAAAAGTTTTATTATATTTTGGAATTGGATAATTATCCCATACATGATAATAGCATAAAGGTATTTTTTTTCGTATCTCATGTTCCATTTTATATAACCAAGTCCATCTTCTTGGATCAGTTATGTGAAGTATACAATCTATGTTTTCTTGATTTATGATTCTTCTTACTACTTCCTGATTTCCGTAACCAGATGAACAATAAAGTCTTACATATGAGTCTTTACAATTTGTAATTTTATTCACCGAATCAGATACATCTATTATTTGATTATTGTCAGGATTGTTTGTTTGGGCTGCCAATTGAACCCATTCGAACTCAGATGCCCCTCTTAGTATTAAATTCCTACATATAATGGAAACACCAGATACAACTCGTATATCATCACCTAGTAGTAGTATCTTTTTTTTCTTCATCTATGGTAATATAAACACCATAGATTAAAAGTCAACTAATATTTCTTATTATTTACAATTGGATTTGATTCATCTAGTTGTTTTTTAAAGTCTTCTTCCTTTAAATACAGATGTATCGCACGGTTTACAAGTTTTTGTAAAGTCATATCTGAATTTAAAGTTTTCATTTTAAATTCGGAGTAGTTTTCAGACAAAACCTTAACAGTAGTCAATTTGTAATTTGCATCATTCATGTATTATTAAATATATATCCAAAATACTTTTCGTCTATTAAATAGTAATTTTTATAATTTTTTATAATTATAGTGAATTCCACTTAGGTGGATTAAGAGGGCATCTACTTGTGCTTAATAGTAACTTTCCACTACTACATCCACATTTTCTACACCTTGCAATTTGTGATTCACCAACCTCCTGCCAAAATTCACACCCTCTGCATATCGTAATTCTTTTGTTCCATTGCTCTTTTGATACAACTGGTCTTCCTGCTCGTTGCCACTCAACTAAAGATTTAGCTAAGTTTTTTGCCATTCCCACATAACCGGTGGTATTACCCACGTGTGTTGATTTCGAATCTTCTTTGATTTCATTATTTTTATTTTTACCACTATCTTGGTTTGATTGTTTTCCATTTCTAAGGTATCTTTTAAAAATATTACCCATTTGTCAAATCCTTTCAAAAATTAAATTATTACCGATACTTATATATGATGGACACGGAAATTTTAACCATACCGGCCGATAACTTACAATTGGAAACGGAATTAAAGCAAAAGAAGTTACAATATATGGATCATATTCTATTTCAGTTCAAAAAGATTATTCGTGAAGAACAAATACCAGCCAAAATGTCACTATTTAAGTTTGACAAAACTAATCTTGAGGTAATAGTTTTGAAAAAAAGTTATGTTAAATCACTTGAAAACTTACAAGACTATTATATAAAAGAAGAGGAATATGAAAAATGTTCTATTATAAAAGATATTATAAAAAAAATAGTAGATATGAGTTCTTAAAGACTTTTAAACAGGTAATAACCACAGTATAAGATAAAAGGAGAAATTGGTATGTCAAGTAAAAAAACACGAAGTGCAACACGAAATTTACTAAGAGATTGTCACCTAGAAAGTAACCTCATTGGTAACCAACTGGATACGAATGTTCGTCCTTTAAAGATAAAACACAAAAAATTTACAAATAAACAAAAAGAATTTATTGATCTTGCTTTAAATAAAGATGTAAAAATGATTTTTGTACAAGGGCCAGCTGGATGTGCTAAAACTTATTTAGCTACATATTGTGGACTTGAACTTCTATCTGACAACAAAATAAATGAACTTGTATATATAAGAAGTGCGGTGGAGTCATCAGACCAAAGACTTGGTTTTTTACCCGGTGCACAGGATGATAAAATGGCTCCATACCTCGAACCATTTAAGGATAAACTTGAAGAACTTCTTTCACCGGTGGATGTGAGATATTTACAAGAAGATGAAAGAATATACGGAATACCTGTTGGGTTTTTAAGAGGTGCAAGTTACGAACAAAAATTTATATTAGTGGACGAAGCACAAAACTTGACAGAGAAAGAACTTATAACTACAATAACTAGAATTGGAGAAAATTCAAAAATATTTATATGTGGAGATGCAATGCAAAGTGATATAGGAAGCAAAAGTGGATTTAAAAATATTATCAACTTATTTTCAGATGAAGCATCAAAAAATATGGGTATATATAACTTTGAATTTACAGAAGATGATATTCTTCGTTCAGAATTAGTAAAATTTATAGTAAAGAAGATAAAAAGTTTAAGATGAAAATATTTATGAAAATATAAAAATATATGTATATTTATTTATATTGAATAATTAAAAAGGAATGGCCAACCAAAAAATAACAGATTTAAGTCGTTTGCAAAAACTTGCAAAAAGTGATTTACTTGTAGTAGTAGATACAAGTGCAAACGGTATATCGGGTTCACCTACTGGTGAAACTATGGCAATTGAAGCAGGTACACTTGCAGGTCAATTGGCAGAAATACAACAAGGAGATGTGGGAATTAGTTTACCTGCATTATCAGATGTACCAAATTCATATTCTGGATGGTCAGGTGGATACTTGCAGATTAATGAGACCGAAGACGGTGTGGTTTTTACAGACTCACCTGGTGCAGCTGAATTATCAATACCAGTTTTTAATATAAACGGAGTAAGCAACTTTCATGTAGATACGAATGAAACACTGCATGATACATATAAAGTAGGAAACATACTTACACGAAAAAATGGAAAGTATCAAAAGGCAACATCTGTATTTAGAAATACTAACGAAGAAATTGAACAAGAAGTAGTCGGTATAATAAGAAAGTTAAAAAGAGAAATTCCATCCGATGAAAATTCTACAATTACTCACATAAATGTAGCATTTGGTGGTCATATTGAATTTCAAAAAGCTGACGGATCAGCAACATCCCCTGTTGGATATAACTCAGCAGGTAATGTCGTAGAACCAACTCCTTTAATAGATGGTAAGACATATTTTATATCTTCGGATAATTTATTACAATCAGACGGACTTCTGAGTTTATCTGATCCTGCCAATTCTTTTTCTGATTCTGTAACACACGTATCAAAACCAATGATTGTAGCAACATCCGAAACATCTGGTGTTCTTGTAAATTATCGTGGTCTTGTTTGTGAAAGTGGTGATGAACCACATAAATTTGTTTTAGAAATTATAGCATCGTGTACAAATGTAAAGGTTGGTGATATTATTAGAGTAAAACGCAAAATCCGCAGAAATCAGGACAATTCTTTTGGAATTTCTGGAACAAATCAATTTGGAGAAGAACTTGAAGGAATATATCCTGCATACCTTGATGTAGTTCCTGATGGAGATTATACACTATCCAACGCAAGAGCAACTTATTCAGATACAATTGCGGAACAAGACAGAACATATTATTCAGATGTTTTAGGTATGGTTATAAGTTCTAATAAGGATTACTTTCAGGTGCAAACAAGAGGAATGATTAAATTTGAAAAACCAAGTGGGTTGGAAGATGCTAACGGTACGGGATCAATGTTTAAACAAGGATACACATATTATCTTTCTGGATTTGATCCTGAAAACTTAAATACAGAATTCAGCAGACCTCGTCTCTCGCAGACAATATACGACTATAATACATCTCAGTTTGTAGATGCAGGTGAAGGCAATTACTCAGATGCAGATATGGAAAAAGTGATTAACGGAGAATCTCCTTTTAGAAATTCAACAATCCATAATCCATTTACACGTGATGATAGTACAGGAAATGTTACTGTTTATCAAAAACCAGTATTTTATGCAGTAAGTGATAACCAAATTTTACTATTAGATCATCCTGCATACCCTTCACCGATTGATCAATGTAATGCTGTAAATCCGATAACTAATGAAACAACAGGATGTAGTTCAAAGAAGCAAGAAATTTATCTGACTACACTCGAAGCACCCTATAACAGTGAAGATGCAAATATATTTTTACACGCATCATTTCCAAATGCACTAGAAGGTGATGAGGTTGTAATAGTCCATCAAGGTTGGAAACTAAACGTAGAAACAAACGAATACGATCAAGTTGAGAAAAATTATTTAAGACAGAGGTGGTATCTTCCGATAAACGCATCCACTAAAAATGGTAAAGCAGTTTGGAATAACATTACAGGAGGAATATAATGGGATCTTTGTATGACATAGGAAACATGAGATATAAGCATTTTACATTCTATACCCGAGGGGATGGAAGTGATTATACACCACAAAGTGAAAGTTTTCCAGGAGTAACAGAGTACCCACCTGAGTATGTGACTGATGCTGAAAAACTTGAGTATTATAACATCAAGAAGGCAGAACACGACACCGCATATATCTCTTTAATCAACGAACTCTCAAGTTTTCTCGATTCGGTTTGGCCACTTGATGCTATTTTTGGATATAATGCAGAAGATGATACTGCATATATTACTTACATAAAGCAACCAACTGATGGCAAAATAAACATAGAGAATATTTATGTGTTCCGTAGAACAACAACAGATCCTGGTATACCACCAAGATGGATGCTTGCATTACAACCTATTAAGTCGGTAAATCCAGGTGACTATTCTGACGTCAGTAATTTAGAAAACATTTAACATGATTGGAAATAAATAACATGGCAGGTTCTACATTTAATTTAAAAAATTGTTCAAGTTTAGGAGGCTCCGCTTCTGGCGGAGGTGGGTGTGGATTAACTGTAAGAGTTCCCTCGGAAGAAATAGGGAGTACAGAAGAAACCGCACTAGCAATAGCAAATAAAGCAGAAGAGTTATTAAGAAACTCAATAGGATCAAGCATTGACAACCATGTAAGATCAAACGGAATAGACAGTAGCCGTATTGCTTTTAATGTAACCCTGTCATACGATTGCCCTAAAGTTGGTGATGTAGTGAGGTGGGATAGAGAAAATAAAAGGTACGAAAGAGCATACGCAAAACTTGATCTTACACCAAATATACACGATCCAGAACATTTAACCGAAGTAATTGGTGTGGTTGAAAGTGTTGACACAAGTTGTAGTGGAGAAGCAACAAACCCCACCGGAGTTTCAACAAATGCAACTATAGTAATGTTTGGACATATTAACTTTAAAAATACAGATTTAGAAAATTCTCAACTTGAAGAAGGTTTGACCTATTTTTTGTGGGATCGCACCTTTACGGACGATGTATCGTTTGGTAGCAATTTATCTAAAAAAGAACCAACTATAAGTAAACCTGTTTTATTTGCAAAGGATGCATCTTCCGGAATAGTCCTCCATTACCGTGCATTGACAGGATCGTCATCTGGAGGTCAAACAGAAATAGCAAGATATGATATAAAACTTACTTTAGTAAACGGTGGCTGGACAGTTGATATTGAAAATATCGGAAATATGTCCAACAGATTCCCATTGGTCGCAGAATTACATTATAACCGTTTACTTGGGGGTGACGATTTTGTTATGTATCACAACCTTCCACATGGACTATCTAGTAAAGAGCAAGCAATTATACAAGGCGACAATTCCAACAAGTATTCATTTGATGCAACAAAATTTTCAACAGAGTTTGGAATTGCAGCTGGAGATTCAATAACAAGAGAACGAGGTATAAACGGAGTTGGTAGTTTGTACGTAAGACTAAAAACAACCAACGGAGCAGGTTCAGTTGCAAACCAAACACCACTTGCAACAAGTGATGTAGTAAGGTCTGTTCCAAACCTAGTTGTTTCACCAAGTTGTGTCCAACAAGAACAACCGAGTATTAAAGATAAATTCGCAGGAGAGGGTGGTGAAGTTAGTAATATTGACCTAACCGAAGGTGCATTGTATGAGTTCAAATTAGTAGAAGGTGTTGGTGGTGAATCAAACGAAGTACCACTTGGATTTTCAATTGAAATGGCAAACGACTTATACGTAGAAATGAGTTGGGAAGAAACTGAGAATTCTGAAAAAGTAACTAAAAAAGTAAGGACTAACTTTATATTACCAAGTTCGGACAATGATACAGCCGTTGAATTATTTCCTGTGGATAGCAATAATTTGGGAATTATAGAAAAAGAAGTTACACTTAGATTTGTTACATCAACCGGTGATCCTATTGCAAATACTCATTGGGCTCAATATTTGGCATCTAATACATATCCTATTATATGTGACGATGACATTTGTTGTGGGGGTAATCGTGCAATTATTCAACCAAATAGTGGTTCGGGTGTATCTATAAGTGAGTTACTTGATACAGATTCATTATTATTTAACAACATAGAAGGTGCAAGACTATATACAATGGACGAGACCAGTAATATAGTATGGCCTCAAGGTTCACGTCCAAAAGACTCATTGTTGGTTTCGTGGAAAAATGTTAGAGAAGATGTACAGATTTGTTATCCTGCAACAATTAAAAGTGGTTCAGAGCCTGCATTCATGACAATCTATGCCAATGAAGCAAGAAGGTTTACACAAGGTCAAACACAGGATCAGTTTGAATATGATCCGAGATATATAATTGCAGAAATTGGAGCAAATGAAACCCTTAACGGTGAACTCATAAAGCTCACCCTAAACAAGTCAACACTGAGAACTGAGTGTTGTTACTCTATAAGGTTTAATGGATCACCTGAAGGAACGCATTATACAATACAAGAATTGTGTGAACTTGGTTACTTAAATAATTCAACAATAGGTTGTTCACAGGCTTGTTAGGTTGAGTAAAATAAATTCAATTAGTATTTTAGTCCCTGTATTTGATCTTAAGTCAGACAGACTTAGAAATTTTATGTTTGTTTTGACTAATTTAATAAAACAAATAACCGAGTCTCAAGTATATGTCTTTGAGCAGAATTCAAACAATAATTTAGAAGACAAAGTTATTGAAAAATTTAAAAAAAAAATAATTTATCGCAAATACAATTTTGGTAAAGAATTTAACAAATCAAAAATTATTAACAAACTAATTGATCAGGTAAATACAGACTATGTTTGGATTATAGATTCTGATTTTTTTGCTAATTATAATAAAATTGAAAATTATTTAAAAAAAACAAATGCTGATTTAATAAAACCATTTGAAAAAGTAATTTTACTTGACAAGCAAGAATCTGATTTATGTTGTGATTGTGGATTTATATGCCTTAGTGGAAGAAAAAACTATAACAAAGCACTTGGTAAATTTTCGGTGGCATTTAAAACTAATTTAGCAAAATTATGTAATGGGTATAATGAAAACTATGTAGGGTGGGGGTTTCAAGATTTGGATTTTGTCAAGAAAAGGTTGAATGCAAAAAATACCAAATCTATTAAAATTAATACTGCTCACCTATACCATTCTGTTTCTAAGTCACATACTTATTCTAGAAATAAGCAATTATATTATTCTTAAAAACAATATTGACGTATATAATGAAAAAATATATTATATATTGTAAATGAAAAAATATACAGAAACCGAACTAGAAGAAAATTACAAAGCATTCCTTAAATTCATAGAAGATACATTTGAAGGAGAACGACAAGAGAAACTACTTTATATGTATGGAACAGACGATGGATGTCTTGGACTACGAGCACTTATAGCACCTGCAAGTGGTACTATTCACTACCACAATTGCTATGATGGTGGATACATTGACCACGTGATGAATGTATGCAAGGCAGCTAGAGGACAAAAAGTGCTACTCCAAAGTCTTGGTGCAAGAATTGACTTTACTGACGATGAACTTATGTTTTCGGCACTTAATCATGACCTCGGAAAATTGGGATCACTTGATGGGGAGCAATACCAACCCAACGATAGTGACTGGCACGTAAAAAATCAAGGCAAGGTTTACAAAATGAACACCGACATTCATTGGATGGGTGTTACTGATAGATCATTGTTTTTATTACAACACTTTGACATCAAATACAACCAAAAAGAATGGCTTGCTATAAAATTGTCCGATGGTATGTACGATGATGCAAACATAGATTATCTAAAAACCCATAATCCTGGAAACGGATTAAAAACAGAACTTCCAAGGGTTCTTCATTGGGCAGATCATATGGCGTGTGTTCTTGAAAAGTCATTGACAGAACAAAACTTTAAATTTGATTAATTAAATAAATTCAATATATTTATATTAAGAATAATGCTCAACTGAGGTTATTCAACGGATGCCCAACTGGGATTCGTAACAAAAAAAAGGAAATAATACATGAAAAACTATAATTACAAGTCGACTGGAACAGGACTTAATAAACACGTTCCAAATTTAAGAGACGAATTTTTAACTCCGTTCGACTCTATATTTGACAAAATGGTCAACCAAGCATTTCCAAACTTCGGACAAGAGTTCGGAGTAAACTTTTTTGGAAATAGTTCATACCCAAGAGTAAATGTAGCTGATACCAGCAAGGAAGTACGTATTGAAGCAGAAATTGCAGGTCTTGGAAAAGAAGACGTATCAGTTGAATACGAAGATGGTATGCTCACAATTTCTGGTGACAAAAAAACTGAAATAGAAGACCCGGACGTTAAGTATGTTTACAAGGAACTCAAACGATCTTCGTTTAAAAGATCATTTAAGGTTGATAAAGCAACTTTAAATGTTAATAAGATTTCCGCAAAGTTTGATAACGGAATTCTAAATGTCACTATTCCAAAAAAAGAAGTAATTGAAACAAAAGCAAAAAAAGTTAAAATTCTTTAAAATAGAATAATATAAACTTTATTTAAAGAGGGTGAATAAAATTTACCCTCTTTTTTTATAATTATATTATATTTATGTAAGTGACGAGTGTTACTAAAATTAAAGAAGGAGATATGTATTGATATGAAGTTATTTACTGCTATTATAGGGGGATTGGCACTCGCAGTCGCAGGAACAGCTGCCTTCTTTTCGGTGCGAGGGATTGGATTATTATTTGCAGGTGCGGCCATTGCAGCCATGGTTATGGCGGGAGTTCTAGAGGCAGGAAAACTTGCAATGACTTCATTTTTATATCGTTATTGGGAAAGAATTCCGAGGATGTTAAAATGGTATTGCACAATTGCAGTTGTAGTTTTAATCGGAATTACCTCGTTGGGTATTTATGGATTTTTAAGTGATGCTTATGATGACACACGATCAAGAGTGGAAATGCATGAAAATAACATAGAAACACTTAATAAAGAAATACTAGTTATTGAAACAGAGATTGAAACACTTAAAAATACAGATGTTACGGTAGAAGATAAAAAAACCGAAACAATAGCAGGTTTCCAAAAGATATATGATGATTTTGTAGCAGATGGACGAAAAAGACAAGAAGCACTTGCTAATAGAAACAAAACAGACACAGAAGCAAGAGGACTCCGTAGACAACAATTATTGGATCGTCTTGCTGTATTGGATAAATCTAAAAGTGAATTAGAATCAAAAGGTGGTGGATTGTTTAGTAACAACAAAAAGAAAATAGAAGAATTAAGAGTAGCACAACAACCTGAAAGAGATTCTATTACAAAATCATTATCAGCAATAACAGAAGAAGAAACTTCCGCAACAAAATCCTATAACGATTCTCTTGCAAAAATTGATGATCAGATTTCAAGTGAATACGACAAATTTGTGGAAAAAGTAAATGGTCTTCGTGACACAACAAACGATTTGGATAATGTGACTATTATAGAAGACAAATACGACAAAATAAAAGAAAACCAAGCAGAGATATTAAAAGAAAAAGAAGGAATTCGTGCAACCGATATTGGTAGTTTTCGTTTTATTGCAGAATCATTTGGAATGCCAGTAGATCAGGTTGTAAAGTGGTTTATTATTGTAATTGTTTTGGTATTCGATCCTGTCGCAGTCGCACTTGTGTTGGCATACAATATCATGGTGGGTGGAAGAATGACTCTCGGAGAAGAGTTACCGAAAAAAAAAATTGGATAGATAACTTACCATTTGCTGATAGGTTTCAAGAAGAAGGTGATTTTATAGAAAACATAGTCGAAGAAACTCCTACGCCAACTCCCACACCAACCCCAACCCCAACTCCGACACCCACACCAACCCCAACCCCAACTCCAACACCAACACCTACACCCACACCAACTCCGAAACCTACTCCAACTCCAACACCAACTCCCACACCAACCCCAACTCCAACACCAACACCTACACCCACACCAACTCCGACACCTACTCCAACTCCAACACCAACACCAACTCCAACTCCCACACCAACCCCAACTCCAACTCCCACACCAACCCCAACTCCAACTCCCACACCAACCCCAACTCCAACACCTACTCCCACACCAACCCCAACTCCCACACCAACTCCGACACCTACTCCAACACCAACACCAACTCCCACACCAACCCCAACTCCCACACCAACCCCGACACCTACTCCAACACCTACTCCCACACCAACTCCCACACCAACCCCGACACCTACTCCGACACCTACTCCAACACCTACTCCAACACCTACTCCAACACCAACTCCTACTCCAACACATAGAAGTATAAAGAAAGAAATATCAGATGAAAATGTATCCTCGACACCATTATATGATACACCCTCACCTAACAACAAAGGACCTTATTATGTTCCGTGGAAAGAGACTTCAATGGAAGCATATAACGAATATACACTAAGAAAGAGGTACAAACGAGATAGAAAATATATACCAGGAAGTACACTTGGAAATATACCAACTGATGATAAAAAATCAGATAAATGATATAAAAAATATATACTAAAAAAATATTTTATTGACATATATAAATATATTTGTTAATTGTTCTTACATGATAGATACTTTTTTTTGGTATATTATTACCACTGCACTTATAGTAGTAGTTTTTATTTTAATTTTTATAATTAAAAATTTATATGTTAAAAACAGTATATATGAAAATTGGATATTAGAAATAAAGGACGAAGTTGGAAAAACAAAAGCACAATTAAGTGATGTGGATTCACGAAATTTATTTGAGTCAGATGACGATGTTGGTGTGACCTTTTCATCTATAAACGAAATTATATCCGACCTAGATAAAAAAATAAACGAGGAATAGCAGTGGCATTAAAAAGAAAAAGAAAACCAAGAACCAAGAAAAACAAAATGTATTTTACTCAGGAAACTGAGGACGCAATAATTAAATATAATAACTCTGAAGATGTAATTGAAAGAAATAATATATATAATGATTTTATAAAATATCCATTTGAAAAATTGGCAGAAAACATATTAAATACATTTAAATTTTCGTACTTCCAATGTAGTCACGAAGAAGTTCAATTAGAAACGGTTAGTAATCTTGTAAGTAATATTCATAAATACAAACAAGAAAATGGAAAGGCATTTTCGTATTTTAGTATTATAGCAAAAAACTTTCTAATTTTATATAACAACGGAAACTATAAAAAATTTAAACGACACACCAGTGTAGATGATGATGAAAATGTATATGAACAAAAAGAACTTACTCATAACCCAAAGAGTGATATTAAAAAGAAAGAGTTAGATGAATTTATTTCATTAATGATTGATTATTGGGATGAAAATTTAGAAAGACATTTCAAAAAAGAACAGGACATCCGAATAGCAGCTGCGGTTATTGAAATTTTTAGGAAACGAGAGGGAATAGAAAATTTTAATAAAAAAGCATTATATCTCTACATCCGAGAAATGACAGATTGTAAAACTCAAAACATTACTAAAGTTGTTAACAAGATGAAGGATACACAATCTTCAATTTACAAAAAATATCTTAGTGAAGGTAAACTTGATTAGTTGATATTTTAAAAAAACATATATACATTTATATTTATGTATTATGGAATCTGACCCAGAAATATTTAACGGAAAAACATTTTCTTCACTTGCAAAAGATATATATTTTAATTCATCTCACAAGAAAGATCAAATTAATCAACTTATCAAAGATTTACACACAATGGTAAAAGATGTGGGGTCTGCCACAGTCATAGCACCTATGATAAAAGATTATCTAGATGTTGGTATAAAAAATGATGATCAGTTAGTAAAATTATCAGCAGTTCTTCAGAGGTTTTTATCTAACACCAATTCCTCGGATTCTTCTGAAGGAGGGGGTTTATTATCAGATTCTGAAAAAGAGGAACTATTAAACAATGTTAGAACTGAAATGGAATCTTCAAAGAAACAAGAAACCATTATTGATAAAGAACTTGAAATTCTTGAAGAGAATGTTGAAAATAAACTTAAAAATGGAAAATGAATTTTTGTAATGGCATATACAACATACATTAAAAAAAATTCAAAGAGAGAATTAAATAGCCAAACACTATCATCTCTAAGGAAGCAGAAGCTTGATAAACCAGACACAATTCAGTTTTATGAATACGAGCCTGCGGTAGTTCTTGATGTTATACGAGATGAAACTCATCCCATTTTTAAGAGTGGGAATACTCCCAAAATTGTTAAAACAGAATGGCCAACCAACTACGCCAATCCAGATAAACCCGATTATTCTTACATAGGTAGGATTAAAGCAAGACCCGTGTTTAGTAGTGAAAATGCTCCTACTGATGAATTAATATGGTTTATACCTATTGATCATAGTATCAAAGAATACCCACTGGTAAACGAAATGGTTATAATAGTAAAATATTTGGATAGTTGGTATTATCAAAGAAGAATAAACTCAAGAAACTTTATTAATAACTCGGCTGATTATAGATGGGAAACTAGATATGGTGGAATGGGACCACTGACAAAAAATAAAACCAATTCTTTAAAAAGAGCAAAAGTAAAATCCGACTTAGGTTCTGATATTAATATGCAAAATTCATATTTGGGAAATTATTTTAAGGCAAATGATTTAATACGACCACTGAAACACTATGAAGGTGATTTAATAATTGAAAGTAGATTCGGATCGAGTGTTAGGTTTGGTTGTTACGAAGATGATCCTGAGTTTGATGTGGGTACACTTGTAGGACACGGTGAACGATACGATGAAAATAGGGGAAACCCAAGTATTTTGATAAGAAATCGTCAACGACCTCTACAAAGACGAAACAATACAACGCAGGATGCAAACGATGAAGAAATATTCCAACACACTATCGAAGAGGATATTAATTCAGACGGTTCTTCTATTCATATAACTTCTGGTAAAACTTTGTCAAAATTTCAACATTCATTGGTAGGACCTCCTCCACCAAATACACAGGAAAAGAAAAAGAAAATTAAAAAAAACTTCGAGGGTTTATCAGGAATATCAAAATCTTCAGTTGGAACGGGTTCGATAAAATCGTCTTCTGAACCAACCGTTGATATGACAAGATCACAAAACCCAACAGATTCATCTGGTAATAAAAACTATGACACCACTGTATATCAACCCCAAAAAGAAACAGCAAAATATGCAGCTAAAAAAGACTTAGGAGGTGCAATGACAGCATCAATGAGTGCAGCTATGGGGTCATCTAATGGAAAGGCAGCCGGTAAAAGGTTTGAAAGTATGCCACAATCAACGGCAAAAAAAGTAATTGAAACACCTGACAATTCAACGGATTCAAGTTTCTTTTCAAATATAGGAAAAGGAAATTTTAACTTAAATTCTACATTCGAGAAGGGACTGGTATCGGCAACAAAATCAGGTATGTCTGCCGGTAAAAGTGCTTTACTTAAAACACCACAGGGTCAGGCGATATCAGCGGCTAACTCACTTGGTATGATGATACCTGGCGCAGAAGAAATGGGTATGACACCAGACGACAGCCCTATGTTTAAAATATTTAAGTTAGCATCATTTGGAATTCAATCAATATGCTCTGGACTCAAGAACAAACCCCAAAATTCAAAGACAGAAAATACACTTGGTTGGATGCTATCGATTGGTATAAATTTAGAACTTTTAAACCTACTTGCAAGTATATTTGCTAAGTTAAGAAATTTAAAATTTAATTTCGGAGCATTTGCAGGATTTGATTTGGATAATATTTTAAATGATTTGTGTGGTTGGATAAATCAAATTGAGTATGGTTCAAGTCTAACGGATACTTTAAAGGGTGAGGCTACTAAATTAATGGATGATAAGCAACTCACTTTATTTGCCGGAAATAAATATAAAAATGAAGGAACATACGATGCGTATGCACGTGGAAATCAAGATTTTGATTATCAATACAAGTCTATTTTAAGTGATCTTGGTTCACTTGGAGGATCGGCATCAAATTTTGGTCAAACTGACATTTCACTGCAAAAGGGAAACAATCAAGTAGCAACTATGTCATTTGACCCAATTTCAGGACTATATCGTGAATCAACTCCAACAAATGACACAGAAACTGAACAAACTTCTCCTACAACTGTTGCAAACACAGGAACGATTAAGTTCGAACCAGACACAAACGGAATATCTTTTAATGGCCAAACAACATCAAGTTCCCAACTTAATGATAATAAAACTTTTACAAACACAAACCCAACTTCTAACAACGCAGAATCAATACCATCTGCGAGCTTACCACTAAATCAACAACAAACTACACCAACAACTAATTCAAAGGACCAAACCGAATCAGTAAATAACTTTCATAGTGGTGAAGAAATAACAAGAGAATCACTAAAAGGAACTCATTTAGAAAATGCTGATCTTAATGCCGTATCTCTTCTACATCCTGACGATCTGAATGTTTTGAAGGATACGAAAAGTGTCAATAATGAAATTGAAAAAGCAAAAAAAGTAAAAGAAAATAATTTTAATAAAAACATGGATAAAGTTGAAGAAGAAGTTGAAAAGGAGGCAGGTAACGGAAATGTTATGTTCGGAAACCCAATTTCAAGACTTGACGGTAATCAGGTGGTTATCAATTCAGAGAGATTAATTTTATCCGCAAAGACAAAAGAATTAATTTTATATGGAAAGGGAAAGTTCGGATTATCAACTGATAACGAATTTACAATAAATGCAGTTCAACGACTTGTTACTGTTACTGCTACTCACACATCAATGGTATCTCCGACTATTCATCTCGGTGAATACTTAACATTTAGACATCCAGTATTAAAAGGTGATGTGGCAGTGGCATGGTTATCAGGATTATGCGGTTGGTTATCAGGTCATGTACACAACGATCCATATATTACTACATCAAAGCCTGCCCAACAAGGACAATTGGCAGGTTTACGGGCAAGATTGCCAACATTATTAAGTACCAGAGTATTTATAGCTGGGTAAATATATATATGAAAGGAAAAAATGAAAAAGAGTGAACTTATAGAAGTTATTAGAAAAGCAGTGAGATTAGAATTAAGTGAATCACTTCCCAAGATAATTGGTGAAGTTGTAAAAAAAATTGATAACACCAATACTGATCCTGTAAGTATAACGAAGAAGGTTTTAAAAAGAGAAGCATCGGTAACAAGTAACAAAAAACCATTAAAGACTTTATCTAAAAACCCACTTTTAAATCAAGCACTTAATGAAACTATTGGTGGAGTTCCACACGAAGGAAACTTAGTTTCTGGGTACGAAGAAGCAAACCAAATTACTGATTTCAACGGGAACACCCATTCAGTTTCTGAACTACCTGATCATGTGTCAAGTGCCTTAAATAGAGATTATAGTGATCTTATAAAAGCAGTAAACAAAAAGAAAGGAGTAAACACACTTGGCAAATGAAGTACCAGTCGGCATAACCATTCCATATACACGGGGTGAACAAGATGGTTTTTTTAAGCAAACTTATTCTTTGCTTGAAAGAGCAAAAACAAATCTATCCTTTTTATTACTAACATCAAAAGGGGAGAGACCAATGATGCCTACATATGGCAGTGACCTTAGATCAATTATATTTAGTCCCAATACAGAAGATTTTTTAGATGAAATTATAGAAGATGCAATAAAAGATGCTTCTGAAATATGGATGCCGGAAGTTATCATAGAGAATGTAAAAACCGATAGAGACTTGGAAAATAATCCATATACCGCATCAATAGAAATAACTTTTTCAATAAGCATAATACCAGACTCAGAACAAACAATTAACATTATCGTGGAAGTGTAGAAATGGATAATAATTTAACAAATGCAAGAGATATTAATTATCTAAGTAAAGATTTTGATTCATTCAAATCCAATTTAGTTGAATACGTAAAAAATTACTTTCCAGGTACATACAAGGATTTCAGTGAAAATTCTACTGGAATGATGTTTATTGAACTGGCCAGTTATGTTGGAGATGTATTATCTTACTACATTGATTATCAATTTAAAGAAGGATTTATGCAATATGCAAGTGAGAGAAAAAATGTAGTTGCACTTGCAAATTATTTAGGATACAAAACAAAACCGGTTACATCCGCAACCACACAACTTGATATAATGCATTTAGTTCCGTCAAAGATAGATGAGTCTGGTAGAAATGTACCTGATATGAAATATGCCCTTAACATACAAGAGGGGATGCAAATTCTATCAAACTCCGATTCCAATGTTGCCTTTAGAACAACAGACACAATAAACTTTGCAGACAAATCAACAACAAATCCAACTAAAATACAAGTATTTCAACGAGATGCAAACGGCCAACCCACTTTTTATTTGTTAAAAAAATCAGTAAGTGCATCAGCAGGACAATTAATGACAATTGAAGTAAGTGTCGGTGAGGCTGAAGAGTTTTTTGAAATAGAACTACCTGAAAAAAATGTTTTAGAAATATTATCATGCACGGACTCAATGGGCAATAAATGGTACGAAGTGCCTTATTTATCACAAGACTTAGTTTTAATTGACGAACCAAATTCTGAAAAATACAATCCAATAACAAGTCAATATTCCGCAAATGTACCATATGTATTGAGATATGTAAAAACATCAAGGAGGTTTACATTGCTAGTAAATTCTGACAATACAACCACTCTTGAATTTGGACAGGGACGGGATAGATTGGACGATGAAATAATTTCTCCATCATTAAATAATGTAGGAAAATATATTGATACAATAAGAGGATTTGATATCCCATATGATCCATCTAATTTCTTAAAAACAGACTCATATGGGTCTACTCCGTCAAATACTGTATTAACAATACAATATTACGTAGGTGGTGGGTTTAGTTCTAATGTAAAATCAAATACATTGACAAATATATCCACAGTAAGATATTCAGATATGGATACATTCCTTAACGACTCGGAACAAGCAATCTTAGATAATATTAAAAATAGTTTGCAAGTTGTAAATCCAGATCCAGCACTGGGTGGTAGAGATGAAGAAACAACTGATGAAATAAGAATAAAAGGTTTGGCAACATTTTCTTCACAAAATCGTGCAGTTACACGTGATGATTATGTAATTAGAGCATATTCAATGCCGTCAAAGTATGGAAGTATAGCAAAGGCATTTGTAACTAAAGATGGAATTTTGGATGTAAAATCACAACTTGATGTAATTAAAATGACAAATGAAATAGATAATACTATTTCTCCTGACGGATTAAATTCAGTTTATGGTGAAATTAACAATCCGTTTGCTATAAATTTATACATACTTAGTTATGACGAAAATAAAAAACTCATAAGACCAAATGAGTTGGTCTATAAAAATTTAAAATCTTACATATCACAATATAGGTTATTAACAGACGGTGTCAACATCACTAATGCCTTTATCATAAATATTGGCATTGAGTTTGAGATTTCTGTTTTAAATAATTTTAATAAGAAGGATGTGTTAAAAGAAACTATCGAATCTTTACAAAGTTATTTTTCAATTGACAGATGGCAAATATCTCAACCAATTGAAATTGGAAGTGTTGAGCTAGAGATATCAAAAGTAAATGGAGTCCGTTCTATTTCTTCATTTCTGATTAAAAACTTGACTATCAAGGATGGAGACTATTCTGAAAACGAATATGATATAGACGGTGCTACTATAAATAAGACATTGTATCCATCAATGGACCCATCTATTTTTGAATTAAAATATCCAAATAAAGATATAATAGGGAGGGTAGTTTAGTGAATTTTTTTATTTATCCAGAAAAAGATACTACAATATATAAGCAAAAAAAACTTAGACTATTAAATTCTGGTATTGACGAAGTAATTGAACTTACAAATCTGTTTGACGAAGCAACTGGTCATGATGTAAGTAGAATTTTATTAAAGTTTAATTTAGAGAACATTACTAAACAAGATTTTAATTTAAAAAGTGCAAAATATATTTTAAATTTAAAAATAATGTCTTCATCCGAATTAGAAGAACACGACATAATATCAGCATACCCTCTTAAAAAATCATGGGTGGAGGGTGTAGGTAGATTTATACCTTCATCCGATGCAAAAAAATATAGCAAAGGTGCAAACTGGAAATACACAGATGGGGAAGAAGAAATGTGGGTAAGTGGGTCTCATTACGATTCATCTGGTGGGGGTGATTGGTACGACTCAACTATATGTGTTGATACAGACGGAGAACCGACAAAAATTAATTGCCTTTACCAATTTCAGAAAAATTTCTCGGATGTAAAGATTGACATTACCAAAATAATAAATTTCTATTTAGAGGGCAATATACCAAACCACGGAATCATAATAAAATTTGAAAATGAATCAACCTCGGGAAGTGGAAATGTAAAATTTTATTCAAGTGATACAAATACAATTTATTCACCTTTCATTCAAATTAAGTACACTGATTTTATTTTTGATCCATGTAAACAAGTTACCTTTAAAAAAATAATTTGTACCAAAGAACCAACCCCAACCCCCACTCCAACCTTTTCGTCTGGTACAATTTGCTCAGGAACCATAAACTCGGGTACATTGTGCTCCGGAACACTTTACTCAGGTACAATTGACTCAGGTGTATTAGAGTCAGGTTCATACAATTCAGGAACCGTTGAAGAAACTGATGAATTTGTTGAAAATACAATTTTCAACGAAGATAGTGTAAAAAAAGAAGAACTCGGTTATGATATGGAAAATCTTATTTTCACGGAGTGTCATTTAGATGAAAATATAAGTAATTCTCCAACGGACTATGAAATCGAATCGATAACTCATCCAAACACACTAAAGCAGGTTTACGGGTCGGACCTAATACCAACCATAAAAAGACTTAAAAAAGAATATAGATCTTTTTCTAGAGAAAGAATTTCTGTGGGGTTGCGTGAAAAATATCCACAAAAATCATTTTCAAGCAAATCAGATTATTCGTCAAGTAATTTTACAACTGACACACTAAAGTATTCAGTTAGAGATGCAGAAACAGAAGAAACACTAATTGAATTTGATGAGTATTCTAAAATCAGTTGTGATTCAGAAGGACATTTTTTTAATTTTGACTTTAGTTGCCTTGCGACTGGTAGAGTATATAAGTTCTTAATTCTAATTGAGTCTGAGTATGGCGATTTTTTACACGAAGATAAACGAAGATTTATTGTAAGGGTCTAGTAATATGAATAACTTTCCATCGTATCTATCCAAAAACAAATTTAACCAAGAACAACTTTCTGATTTATTAAGTACCGGAAAACTTAATAACAATCGTGACAATTTTGGAAATATCATTCTCAAAACTGAAGAAATATCCGAAGATTCGTTGATAAGTGACTATATTTTAACAGTTCCTATTGGTAAAAAAAAATTAATAAAAGAACAAGTAGAAACATTTTACGACACATCAATTAGTGAATTTCAAACAATCGTGGATAATCCTGATTTAGATTCTGGTATTACTACAACAGAGGATATAACTTTACTGGAAGAAGTTGACGAGGAACTAGATGAACAAAAACTTTTACAGGCTCAGATAGATGAACTCTCGGAAAGACTTGACGAGGAAATGCAAAAATCGGTTAAATTTACAGAGGATGCAAATGAAACCTATAGAGCATCACGGGATATTAT